CCGAGAGTTGCCCATTTTCAGGGTCTCCATCAACTGCCGAATTTGTCGCATTACAATACGAGACGATCTCTGAGGTGATCCCGAATCCTCCCAACTGTTTCTTTTTACGCAGGTTATTGGTCCGGCGAATGGTGCTAGTGCGGCTTGACACCATAGAGCTGCTCTGGAGTGCTCCAATCCCGTCGGTTACTAAGGGTAACCGGCATATCCTCATCATCCCATTCGCGGTGAAGACCCGCTACATGGTGGTAACTCTCAGCTGGAATCTCAAGATTCACATCCAACCTGTCACTAGCAAAGGAGTAACGCGCCGCATGCTCATACCACAAATGGGGCAGAATCATGGGAAAACTCCAGTGATCTAAAGGTTGAATCGCACTAAGCGAGCTGAGGTAAGACTCTATACTGAGCTGTACCTCGATGGAAATACCGTACAATTTTTCAACAAGGAGCCTAGTGTTCCTAGGAGGCTCGATTCGCGGTATGTCCCCGCGTTGTAGGGCGGCCATGGTCTTCTCCCGCGTATAGGAGTTGAAGATGGCCTTTCGGCTCGCGAACATCAATAGCTTACGTGATACTATTTTTGGTGTCGCTCTAATCCCATACCAGCCTAATTCAGCGATAATGGGACAGCCCGGATATTGATGTGCTAAGGACAGCGCCTTACAACGGAGCAAGACAACGAGCCTGCTACTACGCGCGCGTGCGTAATTACGTTGCGCCCAGCCAAAGTTAGTTAAAACCTTTCTGGGATCTGCGATATTGACTCTATCCATAGGATCAAAGACAAGACCGCAGAAGGATGCGGTGGAGATGGTGTCATGCACCTCCAACTTAATGACAAGGCCCATTCGGGCGAAGTCCGCTGCGGTGGGGGGAGTCCCCACCATGGTAAAGAGACCATCGTCTCCTTCAACCACTCCCAACACCTCCCTACAGCCCGCCTCTTCACAGACGAACTGCATCAGCATAAGGTTAGAAAACCCGTTGCCTAGGGAAGTGCACATCTCGCCAGACATTCTGGTGGCTTCCACGGCCACCTTGAAGTCTTTAAAGACACACAAATTGAGGCCACCTAGCACTTCACGTACCAGGCGCATGAACTCCCCCCCCGCGGGTAGGTGTTGTGTCATGTATGAGTAAAGCTCAAACTCACATGCCTCCATCAACTCTCGAACAAACAGACTTTCAAAAGCTGTATAGTCTGTCGCGATATATTTGGCTCCTTCACGGTGCAAATAACCCATTATATAATCTGGTCTCTGTGCAACTGGAACATGCTTGATAAAGGCCTTGTGTCGATACACTTGCTCTTCTATCAGCTTAAAGATGGGACCCACAGCACACTTAAATTGATCCGAGCGCGAATTGATAGCGCGGGCGTGCTTGTAGGTTGGATAGTCCTCATCCTTCATGAAAGAACTGCATCGAAAGTAGCGGTGGGATTTATCTGGATCCCACATACTCGCAACGCCATCCCATTGAACCCGGAGCTCTTGTCGTCTCCAGTCGGGGTAATCGGTGTGGCTTAGCCATAGCTCAACGCTCACATCCGCATCGTGAGGAATGGGGACAAATTCCTTACGGCATTGCTTCCGGACATGTATCCTGAATTTCTTCAGGAGTCCATCCTCCGAAGGCAGCGGTTTCTTAAGAAACCTATGTCTCACCCCAGCAATGGTCGTATCGGGATCCAGGGGATCCGGGTGTGGGCGAACCGCTCCAACCACCACAGGTCCCAATGATATCTGGACAACCGGGCGCTTTCCCAAAGCTACCTCGCGCGGTTTAGAAATAACCGCAGATTCTTTAATCTCCGCGATCGGATCCATGGAATTCTCCAGGTACCGATATCCACGAGCGTACGACCGCAGTCCACCTATCCTGCTGGGGCGGGTCAGAAACACCGTTTGCGCGCCTGCCGGTTCTGATACCACAGGCCTTGCGCTACTTCAACGGTGTTCCCCGCCACATCTCCACCATCTCTCTCTTGATAGAGATTTTTATCTATATTTACGGTGTGTGTGGTCTTTACCGATACGAGCAACCTATCTTTGAGTACTAAGGGATCCTCAGTCAGCATGATGTTTGGGGTAGTCATTTGTGCCAACAACTCATGTGAAATGAGCAGATAGTCGGGAACGCCAGTACGTCTCCCGAAAGTGTCTTCGTTAAGAAGGACGCCATTTAAAGTCTTACGATACGCAACCACGCTGTATCGGGCATCGACATGTTTCAGCTCCCGGAGTGACATGGCGTCGGCACGCCTGTCAGCATCGTCCCAGTCTTGATTGGTCATCGACGAGTAGCTGTGGGTGGTGCGCTCACAAAATTTCGATCTGTACCCGCGCTTGGCACAGAGATGGCGGTCGGCGAA